TTCTTGTAGTCAATAGGCTTGAAATATTTTTGTTGCTAATTTTTGAGTCCTAGTACGTATATCGGCGGCCGTAGCAACCCCCTTGGGGGTGTGCGATTTTTATACTGGCATAGTGTCTGTAATTTCTGAGCTTTCACGTGCTATAGGTAGGTGATGTGACGGCTGCCAGACTGTCCGAGTAAGCTTGTTATTTTTTTATTTATATGTATGGCCACGACCACAACAAACTATGAGCAATCATGAATAATTATTAATAGATCCTTGCTTATTACTATTGCTTATCCAATATGAGTAAGCACTAAGCAATTAGTGTAATCCCTTTCATATCCTTTCCAATGTCACAAGCAAAGCAGCGTCGTATTGCCTTCGATGCAATAGAGTATGCAACGTTTCAAGTGCTACTCAAAGGTCCAATGGCTAAGGATGGTTACATCCTATTAGCTACATTCAAAACATTTGATGAAGCTAAGTTAATCTATGATTGGTTTCCAAATATACCAGGATCAACTCTTAAGATAACCAACTTCACAGGCACAACAGTTAAAGGTTGTAAGAAGACACATCAACCTATTAACTCAGGTCATATAAGATTCTCAGCACTTGATTTAATAGAACAGTCTAACGACTTATGGGAGGTTATTATTACTGGCAGGTTAAGAACTGCTTTAGCTGATCAACCAAAACAAAAGCCACATCAAGCACCATTACCAGCATGGGTAAATGATAAACCTATTATCAAAGGTGACTTAGTAAAGATAGCTAATCAAGCTACTAAGCGTAATCAGTTCTTAGCCTTTATTAAACGCATGGCTGATGCAGTCAAGCCAGACTTAAAGCTAATCAAAGGAGGTGTGAAGTAATGGAAATATTAAACCCTCATTATTTTATTTATAACTCAGATAATATCTGTGTAGGATTCAACATATACGAAGATCCTACACTGATTATTCCTGATGACAACGACACCTTTGAGGACTCTACCAATGATGAATAGTTCAAGAGACTTTCTTGCAGGTCTTGAGATCATCAAGGCACAAGGTAAAGAATCTAAATGGAGTGATCGGATGATTGCGCAACAAATCACATCCTTTGCCAAAGACTGGCAAGGTAGGAGACATTCGGATCTAATCAAGAGGCATAGTAAATATGAGTGACCTATACCCTGAGTTTGAAGCCATTAAAAAACTCCATGAATGGTGCTTCAATTTCTACTTAGGAGATGCTGATCCTTTTAGTATTTACTTAGATCTAATAGGCTTTAGTGATGAGCATTATGGAAACAGTTTGGCAGTGCATACAACCTTACCTATTTCTAAATGTTTAGGTTATAAAGAGTTATGTATGCTTGGTGATGCTTTAAAAGTATTCAATACTAATAGCTATCCAGAAGTATATGACTATATCCTAGAACTACTAGATGATGAAGAGGAATAGATGTGTTATGTAGCTCTTACAGTATTCTTTCTAGTTTTATTACTTAAGTAGCCCTGTTAATTCAGGGCTTTTTCTTTGTGTATTCTTATTGATAATGAGACTCATTTAATGTGGGTTATAAAACTTAATGATGCAATAGACACTGAGAATCATTATCAATAGTACAAAGAGAGAATCGATCATATTCTAGAAAATACTATCACGGCCACACATTAGCATAGAGAGGATGGTTTAAATTAGTGAAAGGACATTCGTGTTGAATATGCCGACACTGACAGCTAAGGATAAGTTCTACTTGCCACTACGTAGGGTGGCTAAAGACTACCTACCAATGCTACTAGCCAGAATGAGGGTGCTAGAGCAGAGGGCTACTAAAGCTATGGAGTACTTGGAGGATGAAGCTGATGAAAGACATGAGTTGGTCTGGGAGTTTGATGATGCTGAAAGGATCTCCTCAGTAGCGGAAGCGCAGACAGACCTGCACAAATCAGTATTAGAGGCAGGAACGTGTCAACAGTTGGTCGGCGCATTTATAGAACTACTACAAGATGATTATCTTAAGATAAGAGATAGCGGATGTTTTTACATGGGACCAGACGGAAAATTACACTCTTTATATGATGTACAGAATACGCCACCTTCTACTTCAGAGTCCGACAATGAAGACGATGACGAAGAAGGAGTCAAGAGCAGATGAATTACTTGACCATCTTGAGAAGATAGATGGCATAGCAAAGAAGGATCACTGGGACAGTGACAAAGAGAAGCAGGTGAAGAAAAACTTGATTGATCATTGGGAAACAGAAAGACCCCCAGAAAACTGAGGGCCTGACTGATCGGTGTTTAGTGCTCCTTACGGTAGTACACAACACCACGGTAGACGAGTTTGGTCATGAGTTGATCCTCTTAACACCTATTCCCCGTTCCTTGAATAGGTTACCTGCGTCCCTTTGTGGGATGAACGTAAGCTAGAGGTTATCAGATCTGGTAGCCGTTGCTACTAATAGTATACCACTACGAAAAGTGGCATACTATCATAACTGGCCTATGCGTTCTTGAGCTTGTTCGTGATGATGGAGACCATAACGTTGTTGTTGCCTCCTAATCTCAGTGCAATGAACACAGTGACATTCATCACAATATACAAAGTCTAGTGGTTTAGAACTTGTACTTGGCTCCGATTTTAGTTCCATAGCTTGAGTCGCCTACATCTGCAGTAAGAAGAGACACTTCACCATAAACGTCAAGCTTCTCTGAAGCAGCTACGTTAGCTCCTAACTTACCACTGAACTGAGTAGAACCATCAGCACCATCAGGAGCAATAAAGGCTGGTCCTCCTTGGACATAGTAGCCAAAAGATTCTGTTCCCAAGTCTCCTTCATATCCCAAATGAAGGTCGGTTGTTCTGTTTGTATAGTCAGAGCCTGTATATGATGCATTAGACTCTACGTTTGTATAAAGACCACCAGCAAGGGCAGGAGCTGTACCTACACCTAGCAGGGCAGCTAGAGCGATTGCAAATTTCATATGTTTTAAGAATGTACCTTTGTATTGTAAAGGACTGTACTTTTTGAATAGGTAGTGATGTTACTTAAACGACATCTTTACAACTTCTTTATTCTAATACTCTAAAGAAGCTTTAAAGACTTCTTTAAAGACGCTTTAAGAAGTGGCACATAAAAGCTTTCCAAAGGAGGTCTTCTTCATTACGTTTCAGAAGTCCTTTCAAATACCGACATGAAATTTACAGGAACCTTTGAGGGTTATATACCTCATCACATCAATCCACCAACGTTTCAGAATATGCCTTGTAACTTTAGGCTTAAGCTTCGAGTAACTGAGGATACAGAGGAATTACTCAGTGAATTAAGCGATGCTTATGACAATGCTTGTGAGTGGTGGAGAGATAAAGTAACAACTAATAAGAAAAAGAATGGTTACTTCGATGCTCCTTTTAAAACAAATGAGGATGGCTCAGTTACTGTATCTGTTTCAGCTAACCCAGCTTATGAAGAGTTTCCTTTTCCAGTAGTAGATGGAAACTTAGCACCAGTTAGTAAGGATATCTTTCTAAAAGAAGGTACTTTAGCTTTAATACAAGTAAAGACTAAGGTTATATCACCTAAAGCTATGAAGGGTGGTATGCGTTTAGTACCACAAGGTATGCAAATACTTAAAGCAGTTACTACTACAGGTAGCGACAGTGGTGGAGAAGAGTTTAATGTAGCAACTTCTTTCAAGAAACAGAAAGGTTTTACTCAAGCTAAACCTTCAGTAAAAGAACCTGCTACTGTACCTGACGAAGACGACGACTTCTAACTGCTATGACCTCCCGAAGATTTCATAAGTACGGTAAACGTACAAGAGATGGATTTCGTTCGGGGTTTGAGTCAGAGGTAGCTAAGAGTCTCACTGAGGATGGGGTTCACTTCGAGTATGAGAAACACAAGTACGACGTAGTGATCCCCAGACGCTATACACCTGACCTAGTTTTAGGTAATGGCTCAGTCATAGAGATAAAAGGATACTTCGATTCAGATGACCGCAGACTGGTCAAGGTCTTTAAGGAACAACACCCTGAAGTAGATCTAAGGATGTGCTTTCAGAATCCACATCAAAAGCTAAGTCGTACTGCAAAGATGACTTATGCCCAATGGTGTGACAAATACAATATTCCTTGGTGCAAAGGCCCTCACTTGCCTAGACGCTGGACTGCGCTATAGTTCGGTTGGTAAGTTTTGAAAGGGTTTACCACTGCCTCCAAGGAGTTCCCAGAACCTTGGAGGTTTTTAAATGTCAGTTATTCATTCACCGTGTCCTAAATGTGGTAGCAATAATAATGTTGCTATCTATGAAGATGGTCATGAGTACTGTTTCACTCCAGGTTGTAACTACTTCAAATCTGCAACTGGTATCATGCCTACTCCAACCCCTTCAACACCAAATGAAATTGAGCCTGTTATTGGTGATTATGTAGAGATTAAATCTAGGAAAATACCAGCAGATAGTAATAAGTTCTTTGGTTATATCAAAGGTAAGCATGGTAATGAGACTGCTTACTTCTGGCCTATCTATGACGATCAAAGAAGACTTGTTGGGTACAAGATACGTAAGAAGAACAAACAGTTCTTAATGCATGGCTCTAACCCTGATAATAGATTCTTAGGTCAAGAGAAGTGGGGTGATGGGGGTAAGCTCTTAGTAATCTTTGAAGGAGAGTATGACTGTCTCTCTTACCATGCAGTAAGAAAGAACTGGCCTTGTGTCTCATTACCTAATGGTGTTGAGTCAGGTCAGAAAGTTATTAAGTCACAGCTACCTTGGCTACTTAAGTTTGAACAAGTCATACTGTGCTATGACACTGATGAGCATGGACAGAGTGCAGTACAAAGAGATATTCAACTATTACCACCACGTAAGGGAAAGGTAGGAAATCTTGAAAGCTATAAAGATGCTAATGAAGCTCTATTAGCTGGAGATACCAAAGCCATTATGAATATGGTATGGAATGCTAAGGAGTATGAGCCTGACGGTATCATCAATGCTTCTAAGTTATTAACTGAAGTACTAGAAGATCCTAAGGAAAGTAGTGCTGAGTATCCTTACCAGTTCTTGAATGACAAGCTTCATGGTCTACGTAAATCCGAACTCTGTACTATCACGGCAGGCACAGGCATAGGTAAATCAACTTTTGTAAATGAAATCGCTTATGACCTTTTAGTAAGACAGAATCAAACTGTTGGTGTCATTTCCTTAGAAGAGAACCTAAGGAGAACAGCTAGAAGATTCATAGGTATCGATCTTAACTACCCAATTCACATAGATAGAGGAAACATCACTGATGAACAAATCGAAAAAGCATTCGAGAAGACCTTGGGAACAGGGAGGCTTTGGCTCTACGATCATTTTGGCTCCCTTGACTGTGATGTACTTCTTAATAGGATCAGGTATTGTATTGTCTCTTTGGGTTGCGA